CACGTCGTCCACGTCCAGCCATTCCATTTTAACCTGGTTCGACAGCACCGCGCCTTCATAGGATTTCGGCGCGTGGTTCAATTCCGGTGCCGGAAACTCAAACGCACACTCTGGGCACACTCGCACGGCCGCGTGGCAAAAAGTATTGCAGCTGGGGCACGCCTTGACCGGCGCCTTGCCATCGCCTGTGCCGCCATTCTTCTTTGGGTTTGGCGTGTCGATAAACCCGTGCCGCGCCACGTTCCCGCCGTAGTCAAGCAAGAGGCAATCCTCCTTGCCGGGCGCCAAGCGCGTCCCGCGACCCACCATCTGGATGTAAAGGCCCGTCGATTCGGTGGCGCGCACCAAGGCAACCAGGTCCACCGAGGGCGCGTCGAAGCCCGTGGTCAGCACGTTGCAGTTGACCAGCGCCCGCAGCTTGCCGCTTTTGAAGTCCGCGATCTTGCGCCCGCGCTCCGCCATGTCATCGGACCCGGTTACAACCTCGGCACCAATGTCCAAGTCGCGCAGCCCGTCCGCCAGCATGTTGGCGTGCCCAATGCCGCTGGCAAAGATCAGCCAGGACTTTCGATCCACGCCCAGCCTGCAAATCTCTTCGACCGTGGCCCGCACAAGTTCCGGATCCGATGCGGCCGCCGCAAGTTCGCTCTCGATGAACTCACCACCGCGCCGGCCGACATTGGTCAGGTCGATCTGCCTCAACCCGCCCTTGCTGTAGACCGTGGAAAGCCACCCTTCTTCCATCAGCCTGCTTACGGGGATATCGTAGGCAATGCCGTCGAACACCGCCCCTTTGCCCTTGTGCAGAAACCCACTGTCGAGCCGGTATGGCGTGGCCGTCAGCCCAACCACCTTGACCTGCGGATTGCACATGGTCAGGTCGCGGATGAATTGCCCGTAGCGCGTCTCGGTGTTCTTCGGCAGCATGTGCGCTTCATCGATCAGCACCAGATCCGGAGCCGGGATCATATCGAACGCCCGCTCCCAAACGCTCTGAATGCCGGCAAACGTGATGGGGCGATCCAGCCGCTTCTGCCGCAGGCTGGCGCTGTAGAAGCCAAAATCCGCCTCTGGATACATCGCCAGCAGACCCTTGGCACCCTGCTCAAGCAGTTCCTTGACGTGGCTGACAATCAAAACCTTGGTGTTCGGGAAGGACATGGCGTCCCGAACTATCTGCGCGATGATTGCCGTCTTGCCTGAGCCAGTTGGTGCCACAATAAGAGGGTGGCTTCCCGCGCCCTTAGCCCAATAACTGTATAGGCCCTCGACCGCTTCCTTTTGATAATCCCTCAGTTCAAACGTCATTTCATTCTTCCCTCAAACATGGCTTGGCTGTTGTTTTTATTGCGCTCGGTTTGTCCGGTGAGTTGATCCAGATAGTCAACCCAATCCGTTCCCGCGTCTTTAACTTCCAAGTCTTTCGGCATCATCTGCGGGATAAAAAGGTGATTAGCGCAAGGTTTGTCCACCTTATTACCCAGCGAACAGGACCACGATCCATTGTTTTCCGGCGTGACATGCGCGCAGGTTCGGCAGTGCACTTCCGGTATCTTGTTGCCTTGGCACACGGCGAAATACGGGCAGAACTTGCATCGCCAATCGCTCGGGTCCTCCGTGATTCTTGGCGGCGGAAGCGGCGCAAACACAATCCGGTTTGCCTTTGCTTCCAGCTTTATTCCCTGCGCCGGATCGTACCGAATGCGCTCGCCGTAGATTGCATCCGTCTCCTTGCACACGGCAAAGAAATAGCACCGTTCCAGCTTCGACAAGTGCATTCCGATCTGGCATTGCGCCCAGTAAATCGCGTTGGACTTCTCAAGCCCGTCCTCGGACAGCTTGCGAAAACTCTTTGTATTCATCGTCTTGAACTCAAGAGTGTGCGGCTTTTTGCTTTCTGGGAAGTTCTCCCCAACACCATCGAGGCTCAAAGCAAAGTGCCCGCCGCACGCCTCAAACCGCACCTGCCGACCCGTGTCCGGATCCCGGTCCCAGACCGTCACACCCACATCGCGCAGGTTGCGAACCACCCGGTCTTCCTCCCGGTCGCCCGTCTCAAAAAGTCGCAGCATGCGCCCCTCAAAGTGCGGCGTCCAAGCCCAGCGAAACTGATACCAAAGCGCCCGGTCGCATTCCCGGCCGATCTGGCTCCCGCCCAAATGCGGGCGGTGCTCGCCCTTCCTTTTGTTCTGGTAGTGATCAAAGATGCGCTTGATTGTCTCCGGCGTCGTGTTGTTTGCAATGTCCATCATTCCGCCTCGCCGCGCGGATAATCGATGTTGAAATGAATGGAACCGCCCAATTTACTTACGCCGACACGGTAGCTGGTAATATGCCCCAGCCCAGTGCGCCCAGACGCGCGCTGATATATAAAACTCGTGCGCGCATCAGGCCCGTGCAAATCATAAATGCTGTCAACGATTGCCTTTAGTTCACTGATCGTCATTTTGCTCTCCATCCATCCAGTGACGCGCCCCCGTAGGGACGCGCTTCTTGAGGGACGTTTCAGCGGCGCCAGGGTGGGGAGGTGCTGGCCTGTGCTGCGGGGGTGGAGGCTTTACCCTCGCACTCCGCGTATTCCTTGATTTCGTTGCTGGGCCCATATTGAGCATCGCCCGGCTTGACAGACACCTTCATCATGAAAGGCTTGTCCAGCAGTTCCTCGCTCCGGCGCGGCGCGTTAACCCCGACAGCCCGGCAGATGCCCGACAGCGTGCGGTTGGCAATCTCCACCGCGGTTGCGTTGGGGTTTTTCAGGTTCAGGCGCTCAAACATTTTGCGCCCCTGATACTGACCCTCAATGACCTCAGCGTTCAGCTGCAGGTAGCTGCCCGTCTGCGCCTTAGTCGGCTTTTCCTCGGATGCCGTAAAAACAGCCTTGTACCATCCAGCCGGAAGCGGCTCAAAGCTGGCAATTGGGTCTACCTTTGAGGCGTCGAAACCATTCAGATCCATAGTCGTTCTCCTTACTTCGCTGCAAATTTCTCGAAAGGGTTCCCGCCGTCAAAAGTGAATGGCAGGGCCTGGGTGATGTCGAACCGGTTTTTCGTGACACTGGAAGCCTGCGGGTAGCAGATGATTTCCCGCTCGCCCGTGCTGATGGCACGCTTCTTATCGCCATCGCCGCGCACAAAGCTTTTCAGCCTGATCATACATACCGCGTCGACGTTGTCGGTGTAGTGCGGCAGTGATTTCTTGTGCAGCCGCACCGTGTAGCGCCCGAAGGCGTCCATGTCCGGAAGGTCCAGCGTTTCGGTGTCCGCGTGCCCAATGAAGACCACGTTCATGCCGCGCTCGTAAGCCAGCGCCCCAGCCCATTCTCGGATGGTTCGGTGCTTTTCCGCAGCCGTGCTGTAGCCGGCGCCGTAGCCGCCACCAGCCTGGTTGATTGATTTCGCCTTCGGGTCCGCCTCGACGATTTCGTGCTCAATCAGCGTGGCCAGCTGCGTGATGCTGTCCAAAACCATGGTTTTGAAGTCATGCTCCTGCGTGGCCAAAGACTCGATCGCGTCCAGTACGTCCTTGCTGGATTTCGCCAGCGGGAAAAGGCTCACCCCATCGTTCCCGGCCAAGCTGGCCGTGCCGTCTTCGGTTCGAATGAAGACCGGCTTCGGGAACATTGCCGCCAGCGTGGTTTTGCCCATGCCTCCTTCGCCAAAGAGCGTCATGATGATGGGCCTATCGGCGCGGGGCTTCGATAGCGTTTTGAGATCAATAGCCAAGGGAAAGCTCCCCCCCGCCATGAACAGCCAAGGCCTCAAGCATCTGTTCCCTTGTCAGGCAGTCCAGAATTGCGGCCTGCAATGATCCATTCGTCAGGTCCACATTTTCTGCAGCCGACATCGGCACATCAAACATCCCCAAGTGACCAATCGTCAGTTGGTATTGGATTTCTTCATTGTCAGTCATTTCGCCACCTCCACTTTCACGCCAATCTTGCCCTTCGTGGTGGTGAAGGCGATTGCGATGTTGCGCCAGATTTCCGGCTCGTTGTTCATCAGCCACTTGCAGCCAGCGGCATCAGCTTCGATCTTCATTTTGATCGGGTGCAGCGCGGCCGGACACTTGTCCAAAACCATCTGCCACCTCTTGTCATCAACCTTCCGCGTGACCGGCTGGGTCAGCGTCACCTTGTGGTCGTCCAGGGTGTGGGTGATTGAACCCTCGTCCTTGACCTCAAGGGCTTGGGTGATTTGGTCCTCGATGGTGTATCTGAGGTCCTTTGCGGCATCTTCCGCCGCCTTGGCTTCAAGCCAATCGCGCGCAAGCGCGTCGATGTTCGTTAGCATCATCTCATTCCTTCTTCTTCCAACGCCTTGACCAATCGCACAAGAAAGTGCAGATTGCAAGCGTAAACTTTAACTGGGAGAAT